CTCGATGATGTACTTCGGGTAGGCCAGAACTGGCACCTTGTTGTCGCGGAATGTGGCCACAACCTCGTAGGGTAACTGGGTGACGTCGAATACCACGAAGGCCGAGTAGTCCAGGCCGACGCCGTGGCTGACGTCCACCACCATGACGTACTGGTGACCGGGCATGGGTCTCTTGTACATCTTGAAGGACGGGGAAGACTCTATGGGCGTCTCGTATACCAGGGAGGCCAGCTTGTTCGGGTCGATCAGAGTGGCGGAAGATCCCAGGAACTCGCACCCGAACTCGACGCGGAACTGGTCGGCGGAGGTGTTCCTGATCTGCTGCTCTGCCCACTTGGCGTCCCTTCCGGGTACGTCGGACCAGTGGACGGAGATCCTCGTGTAGTCGTTGTGACCCCGCTCAGAGTCGGTCCATATCTTGTAGAACATGTTCAGGCCGTTCGGGGTCGAGGTTATGACGACCTTGGTGGTCTTACCGGACGAGATCGTCGGGTAGACGGAGCTGAAGAACTCTTCCTGGATGTGACTGGGGACGAACGCGAACTCGTCGAGGTAGATGAGGTTCTGAGAAGTACCGCGGATGGCGCTCGACGAGGTGGCGGCCGCTAGAACTTTCGATCCGTTCTCCAGCTCGATGTTGCCCTTGTTCCACTCCACCACGCCCTGCTGGAGCCACTTGGGAAGGGCCTCGTAGGACCTCTGGATACGGGACAGGATCTCTCGCGCCTGGGCCATCTTGTTGGCCAGGATGGCGACCGAGTAGTTCTCCTTGAACAGGATGCACCAGAGGATGAAGGCGGCTGCCGTGGTCGTCTTACCGACCTGACGGGGCATCTTCGCGATCGAGAACCTGTCGTTCACAAACGCGTTGATCATCTCTTCTTGAAATGGCCAGAGCTCGAATGGTATGAAGCCGCGATCAACGTTGACGATCTTGATGTAGTTCTTGATGAAGTAGATGTGGTCTTCGGCGCACTTCAGCCACTCGTCGACCTGCTCTTGAGTAAAGGGTATTGGAGCCCCGGCCCGCTTGAGTCGGGGGTTTCCGAGGTATGCCGGCAGCTTCATTCGCCGCCCTCAGATCTCTTCTTGAGCATGGTCTGGAGCTCCGTCGTGGAGCCGACGAAGACCGCCATGTTGTTGGCAGAAAGCTGCTGCTTCTCTTCTTTGGGCTGGAGGTCGCGCTTCTTCTTGGTCAGGTCCAGGAGGTCCTTGTTGACCTCCGACATGGTCTTGATGAGGTTGGCGGCTACCTCGTAGGATCGAGGGTGCTGGGACTGGTCGGCCACGTCGAGGATACCCTCCAGGGCCTGCTGCCCCTTCTCGATGATGTCGTACATGTTACGACGGGCGTACTCGAAGTCGTTCTCGACCTGGTCGTCGGACTTGTTGACGACTATCTCGGCTCGTGCCGGCTGCGCAGGTTCCTGCTTGATCTCTTTCAGCGGTGTGATGTTGAGTGCATTGGCGATGGGGTCATTCACGGTTGGTCCTTTCCGGCCGGGTACGAGATACGATCGAATGCGAAGTCATAGTCGTCCGTCCAGCTGATTTCAGAATAGTCAACAGACTCGGAGACGTTGGCGGTGGGCTGTCCATTCGCCAGCATTCCTGGTTGTACGGTCATGGTCTCGGCGACGAAGTAGCTCTCCGTGTCGCCGATGGAGGTATTAGCGTCGTTCGCCATCTTGAACTTGAGGTTCGCGCTGGCTTTCTTGATGATCTTGCTCTTGCGAGTCGGTCCGTAGAGGTTACCCTTCATCGTGAACTTCAGGGTCCACACGAGGGCCCTGCGCTCCATGAAGTTACCCTCCCACGTGTCCGTGACCTGGACGTCGTTGAGGAGTGTCGGCACGTCGATGACGATCTCGGGGTCGTCGATGATCCTGATCGTGGCGGTCCAGTCCGGCGTGAAGAACGGTAGGATCTGCTCCATGATCTTGGCGCCGTCCTCGGCGTTCTTGACCGCGCAGCTCAGAGTGAAGTTGAGGTTGTACGGCACCGGGTTGTAGTTGTACCTGGCCAAGTTCTTGTTGGCGTCGGTGTTCACTATCTGGTTGATGGTGTTCAGCTTGCGCGACGCGTCGTACTGCACGGAGTTGAGCTCGAAGCTCATGTACGGCACCCCGAGTGCAAACGGCTTGTTCAGGTTGGGGTCCTCTTGGATACGAACGATGGCCCTGTCCTTGGGACCGTACGTGATCGGCACCTTGATGAGCTTCACCAAGTTACCCGCAGAGTCGTACCTGCGGATGTAGATGTCGTTGAACATCGTGCCGAACAGGATGATGTAGCGCCTTATAGAGCCGTGATACCAGGTCTGTCCGAACATTACCAGCGCCTCCCCTCGGCAAACGGGTCGATCTCAGTGAAGTCCAGGAACGTGTTGCCCTGCTGCTGGAACATGTCGCCGTCGTCGAGCAGGTCGCTCTTCTGGGCGTACTCCTCGAACAGGATCGGTAGACCCTCCTCTTCGTCGACCAGCTGGAAGTTTCCGGACTCGGTGAACAGTCCGGCTTCGGTGAAGTCCGTCTCGTACTTCTTGGTGAGGATGTCCACTTCCGGGATGCCGGTCGAGAAGGTCTCGTTGCTGTACTCGAACAGCTCACACGTGACGTCGAACGTCTGGAGTGAACCGAGCTGGTAGAAGATCGCCTCGTGCTCCACGAACATGATCTGGAAGAGCTTCTTGTTGAGCGGGAAGTATATGACGTCACCTTCCAGAGGTCTCGTGGTTCCCTCGTTGGATCCGACCTCGTCCGAGAATATGCGGCGGGCCATCGTGAACGTGACGCGGTCGCGGATCTCGAGGCCGAACTTGGACAGGAAGTCGCCGTCACCGGCGAACCCGTCCACGCTCTTGATGTACAGCTCGATCGGGTAGGCACGGTCGTAGAACGACGAAGCGTCCTCGGTGAATACCGGGTCTAAGTTACTGAAGCGACGTGGCAGGTAGTACATGTCCTGACCGTAGATCTTGATCGACTCGATGATCAGGTCTTCGATTATGCCCTGCTCGTTGCTCGCCTGGAAGTTATTGAAGTAAAAGTTGGTACCGGTACCCATCGTGGCTCCTTAGCCGTACATGTCGAGTACGGGGAGTGAGTAGCTGTTGATCATCTCGGCTTCTAGCTTAGAGAGCTCCTCGGCGGCCTCTTCGTATATCTGCTGGCCGTTGAAGGTGATGCCGCCTGGAAGCTGCATTCCGGAGAACTTCTTGAGGTTGTTACCCCACTGCTTCTTGATGAGGGCGGTGCAGTACCTTGAGAGGAACCTGTCACCCCAAGCGTCACGGTACTCGTTCGGGTCGATGACGCGGTAGCACTCGAACAGGATGAACCTGCCGGTTGGCAGCTTACCCCAGTCCGTGTCGATGTAGAGCTTGTCGGTATGACGGTTGAACCTGATCGGCTGCTGTCCCACGAGAAGCTGCTGGATCAGGGCAAGGTGCTCCATGGCCATGTAGTACGGGGTCAGCTGGACGCTGGTCAGCGTGTACAGGTCGTTCAGGGCGATCTGGTACCTGATGTTGAAGATGTCGTTGACTGAGAGCGACGGGTCGCCTATCGGGAAGATGCCGGTGATGCCGATGATGTTCTCCGGAACCTTGATGTAGCCGCCCTTGTAGCCGCGGAGGTCAGCTCCGGACCCGGTCGACGTGGTGATGGAGACCGACGGGTCGAGGGTGTAACCGGTCCCGTTGTTCGTCATCGTGACGCTGACTATGGAGCCAGAAGAATCGGTAGTGAGAGTCGCGGTGGCCCCGGCTCCGGTCGGGCAGCTCGGGTCCTTGGTGATGACCACGGTGTCTGAGTTCGAGTAGCCGATACCGGAGTTGGCGATCGTGATCTCCTTCACGGCGTCGCGCCTGTCGGAGTCCTGGATCATGTACTTGTAGTACAGCCTCTCGGTGCCGTCGAAGTGGTAGTCCCAGTAGTACTTCAGCGCCTCGTCGATGCGGTCCTCGACCTGGTCATCGTCTACGTTGATCTCGATGACGGGCTTGCCCAGCTTGCGCAGGCAGTACTCTTTGAATTCTTCTCTGGTAGTTGGCGATGACATCGGCGTTCTCCGTTCTTCTCCTATTTATAGGGAAGAATTCACTTCTTCTTTGCGGCCGGCTTCTTTGCTGTTGAGCTGTTGGCGACGCTGACGTTGAGCTGGGTCTGCGGCGGCAGCATGCGCTCCTGCTTCTCCATCATGCGAGATCCGAACCAGAAGGCGATGATGGTGGAGAACAGGGACATGGTCTCCACATCCCAGACCGCCTTTAGCATCTCCGGTACCGACTGCCCGTTGGCTATCATAGTCCAGGCAGCGGCGATCTTGACTGCGCAGAACAGGAAGAAGAATACGTAGGTGATTACCGGCCGAATAGAAGCGCGTAGTGCGTTGAGATAGACTCCACCATCAATAGACTTATCATGATCAAGAAGAGATTGTCTCTCGACAGCAGAAGCCTTGACAACCTCAACATTGAACTGTAGGTCGGCCTGACGCTCGGCGGCGTCGATCTTGAGTTTTGCCAGATCGAGTTCATACTTTATCTCCTGCTTGCGCTCAAACATTCTCACGATGGAGGGCAGTAGGCTGCCCAGGATACCAAATAGAGGCGACAGTAGTGCTGCTATCATGATGCCTTTTCCTGTTCTGTGGTCGACGCGGCGTTGGACTCTAGTACGAGCCTCTCTACCTTCTCTTTACCCCTCGTCCAGGCAGATACGCCGATGATGGCGGCCATCGCGAGGTGATAGAACCCACCGTCCTTCAGGGTGATGGGATCCCAGATGATGTCCGACTTCGTGTAGTAGTTGATGGCGAAATCGCACAGCGGGAATACGATGAAGTCGAATATACACACGGCGAAGTACTGCCAGGCGATCGCCGGCCTCCAGTACTGCTTTATCCAGGGCTCTTCTTTCACACCATCATCCTGTTGAGCGTGTCGGTGTCGATGACTCCGGTCACGGGAATTCCCACCTTCTTCTGGAAGTCCCTGACCGCAGATTCGGTCACGGGCCCGAAGTTACCGTCGGTGAGGATCTTGTAACCCTTCCTGAACAGCATGGCCTGAAGGTCCTCCACGTACTCCGAGACGTCTCCCCTCTTCGCCACGACGATTGGAGGAATCAGGGGATTCACCGGAAGCGGCGGCATGCTGGCGGTGTCGATTATCACGTTGGCGAATGGATCTACCGGTATTTCTACTACTTTATCGATTGACAACTTTATGTCGCGTGGTATAATGGCTTTAGCCTTCGACAAATACCTCTTACGATCTTCCAGTCCAT